CCGTAAGGTCGTAAGATCAATGTATGCTCCGGGACTAAGTCCTGTTCAGGAGCTTTCCATCAAAACTTCGGCGAAAGCTGAGGGTGACCCCTGCTCTAGATGCCGTGACCTCGCGGAGTCAGAGCACTTGATGGCCTATCAAAAGGCAAGGCTGGTTCCACAAGGTGTCGACCAGCGACACCTTGTCGACTTTTCGACCGCATTCGCTTTGAATGTTCCGGTCGGATGGAACAAAAGGAAAAGCCCATACGTTCCTAATGGGCATGCTACTAGGGAGTGGGGTAGGTCAGATGGCGGAAATTGGAATTCCGAGGCGTTTTCCGAGGACTGTCGGGTTGAGTTGGTTTACTCATCCGGTAAGCCCCGCGTGGTTACTCTCTTCGCTGAGCGTAACGTGGCGGTGCTTACTCCTCTGCACCACTCTCTGTACAGTTTCCTTAGAGGGAGGAACTGGCTTCTCGTCGGCGAACCGACGACGAAGAGGCTCCGCCACCTAAAGTCTGGTACTTTAGGGCAAGAGTGGCTCTCGTTCGATTACGAGTCCGCCACCGACAATATAAAGACTGCGTACGTAAGGCGGGCAGTCGAAGTTTTAATCGAAAAAGGAGAGGGTTTGTCAGTTGAGGAGGTTGACTGCCTCAGGACCGTCGGTAATCTTCGGATTGCTGGTTCTGCTGCCAGTTCCGGACAACCGATGGGGAGCCCGATGAGCTTTCCATTGCTTTGTCTTATAAATAAGACCGTCCTTGATCTTGCCCTGACCGACCTCCTGATCGAGGGTTCAGTCAGCGTGGCCGAATACGCTGCACATCGCTGTCTCATTAACGGCGATGACCTTTTGACTCGGTCCACTTCGGGCGGTGATCTTGTGGCTGCTGTGGTCAAACACGGCGGCAGCGTTGGTCTTCGGACTAACCTTGAAAAAACAATGAGATCGCCGGTGTGGGCTGAAATTAACTCGACGGTGTTCCAGGACACTGTTGGGTCGACGGATGCACTGCGCCGAGTCAAGAAAACAAATGTGTCCGCATTGTGGATGACTGCGGAGGTGCGTGATGTGCTTGGGTTTGCCTGGCAAGCCTCTTGTACCGCCCGAGGCTTCGGGAGGATTGTTTCCGCCAACGCGTCGAGGCTGGCTCGACAGAAAATAAAAACAGTAGGAAATTTGAATCCAGTTGCCAAGGGAGTGTTGCTTCGTTCTGCGAAGCTTCGCCGCGCTCTTACCTCCGGGCCTTCTTGCGATGTGCCCGACCCCATAAGTCTCCTCGGTACGGAACCGGTGCCTGCCGGTTTCGACATTTCTCGCGAGGAGTCTTATGCTGCAGTAACTCGTGAAGTTACAAGGCTGAAGCGGTTTGAGTTGTGGCGCCCTCTGGTGGGCCACGTTAAGGCGGCACGTAAAGCCCGCCGTCAAGTAAAGACCGTGGAGCTATGGCCGTGCAATCGGAAGCACGCGTTGAAAGCCATAGAGTGGAAAAAACCAAAGACGGAGGAGAGGGAACTCTCCGTGCTCGTCCGTCTTTGGTACAAGAAAATTAGTGAGCGTTTACTCGCGGAAGACGACCGGTCCCATGACCCGTATTCCTCCGACCGGGTTCTTTTTGACGGGGAGCTCTGCTCCCCGTTCACGCAAATCGAACTCGCTATAAGAGAATACAAAAGAAAATGCGCGCGAACCACCCCCTCTAGCCTTGACTTGGCCTTCGGGCCGGGTTGGGGTCTCCCGGATCCGTTTGAGGACGGTGAAGGGATGATTCGCTTC